GGCCGATGGTACGCCGCTGAACAACGTCTGGGATGACTTCATGGCGTTGCTCAACGTCACGAACAGCTCCCGGCAGGCGATCATCAACTTCCTGTCGTTCAACGTCACCAACGAGACCGAGACCGTTGCCCAGCCGGGTGATGGTGTCGACTTCGAGGACATGACGGAGCTCGGCGTTCCGGTCGCCAGTCGCGTTCAGCCGACCTACTTCCAGCTCGGGTACAGCTTCAAGTGGTACGACCTCGGGTCGCGCTTCTCGTGGCAGTTCCTGGCGGATGCCACCCAGGCGCAGGTCGATTCGGTGGCCAACGCGGCTGTCGAGTCGTACTGGCGCAAGCTCATGGTCGAACTGATGAAGACGCTGTTCAACAACGTCAACACCACCGCGACCATCCGGGGCAACTCGTACAACGTCTACCGGTTCTACAACGCGGACGGCACCGTGCCTCCGGCGTACAAGACCAACACGTTCACTGGGTCCCACACGCACTACGTGGGTTCTGGTGCCACGACGGTCAACTCCGGTGACCTCGACGAGATCATCGATGACTTCGCATCGCACGGGTACACCACGATCCTCGGGTACACTCTGGCGCTGCTGGTCAACCGGATCGAAGGCGACATCATCCGGGGCTTCCGGACGGCAGCCAACGGTGGCACGGCGCGGTACGACTTCCTCCAGGCGAGCAACCAGCCGGGTCAGATCATCAACCGGGCGCAAGAGGTGCTCGGTCAGGGTCCTCCGGCGACGTCGCTGCGGGGTCTGGCGGTCATCGGCTCCTACGGTCCGCTCATCATCGTCCAGGACGACTGGTTCCCGTCAGGGTACATCGTCGGTGTGGCCACCGGTGGCGAGAACAGCCTGAACAACCCCCTGGGCATCCGCCAGCACCGGCAGCAGGCGCTCCAAGGTCTGCGGCTGGTTCGTGGTCGGCAGCCGGACTACCCGCTGATCGATTCCTACTGGGCCACCGGGTTCGGCTTCGGTGCCCGGCAGCGCGGCGGTGCCTACGTCATGAAGATGACAGCAGGTTCGTACGCGGCCCCCGCCATCTACAGCTGATCGCATCCAGGGCGGCTGCGCGTGTGGGTTTTGGTCCGCAAGGAACTGCTCATACGTGCAGCTGTCTGGGTTGTGCCAAAATCTAAGAGAGCGAGGCGTGCCGATGGCGCGAGAAGTCAACTACAACGACCCGGACTCATGGAACGAAGACGACAAGACGTGGCTGAAGGATCGCATCGACCGGGTTCCGCCGGAGCACCGATCCCTGCTCGTCAATCCTGTCGTGTTCGCCCCGTCGGCAACCGCCGAGTCCACCGAGATGGAGCGCCTCCGGCTGTTCCTCGAGCGGCAGTTCCCCGAGGACATGGCGGCTGAGGGTGAGACGGCTGTCGGTCTGGCGATTCGGCTGCTCACTGACTACGCCGGTGTCGACGAGGACTCGGAAGAGCTCGAGGACCCGGGGTACGAGAAGTGGAAAGCTGCCGAGATCAGCGCCGAGATCGAACGGCGCCGTGAGGCCGGTCACACGATTCCCGGGGACTCGTTCACTCGGGTGACTGGGGCCGCTGCCCTCCGGGCGGACGACGCAACCAAGTAACTACTGGCCGGTGGGTGTGGAGTTCGGTGGTCCTCCGCACCCGCCCCAGCGGTCCATACAGCCGATGTGACCCCGTGGGGGTCCCCGAATACCCGGGGGGTGCCAAATGGCCTCTGACGACGAACTGGCTGCCCTTCACAGGGCTGCTGACATCCCGCCCGATGACACGACGTACTCGGATGACATTCTGGCCGACTACATCGATGAGAACATGTCGGTACCTGCTGCCGCCGCAGTCATCTGGCGTGAGAAGGCAGCGGCACTGGCGATGATGGTCGACACGACTGAATCGGGGTCATCGCGCAAGCTGTCGGACCTACATGCAAACGCCCTCGCGATGGCGAAGGGATTCTCCGCAGTCGTGGTGGATGACACGGTGGTTTCCACACGCCGGTCGTACACGACGCAGATCGAGCGGCTGTGACCGCCGGGTCCGAGGCGATGCTGGTCATCCAGCGACAGATGACCGCCAAGTACATCCAGACCGATCCAACGACGATCGTGTTGACTCCGACTGTCCAGCACCACACCGATTCCGGGTCTGTGGTGGAGGAGGATGGCCCCGATCGTGCTCCTCAGGTGTTCAAGCTGATCTCGTTGCAGTTCACCCCACGTGAGCAGCTCCCGAATGTCACTGTCGACGGTGTGGAACGCATCATCGGGTTCTACCTCCTTGGCGAGTGGGGATGCGTCATGGAGGCCAAGGACCACTGGGTGGGCGCAGACGGTCGCCGGTATGTCATCGTGGCCATGATGGGAGGTCACGGTTACGAGACCAAGGGAGCAGTAGAAGCCCATGGCTGAGCGTAACTCGAAAGGTCAATTCGTCGGGTTGCAATTCAACTTTGATTCGTTGACGCCTCGGCTTCAGAAGCTGCTCCCGGTTGTTGATGCTGCTGTCGGGCTGGTGTTCGATCGGTATGAGGGTGTCGCTGAGACAGAGATGCGTCAGAACGCCCGGTGGACTGATCGGACGGCTAACGCACGAAACGGCCTGATGGCCAAGCATGAAGACAAGCCAATGGTCAAGCACGAGCTGATCCTCTACCACTCGATGCCGTACGGGTTCTGGTTGGAGGTTCGATGGTCTGGCAAGTTTGCCATCATCGGACCAACGATGTTCTCGATTGCACCTGACCTGACACGTGATCTGACGATCGCTGTTGACTACGCGGTTCGGAGGATGAACGTATGAGATCAGCGATTGGCCGTGCGATCAACACAGATCCAGACATCATCGCGCTCGGCATGGTTCCGGGTGCATACTTCTCTGGTGATGCTGACTCTATCGCAGCCCGTCCGTACATCGTGGCTCGGTACTTGGACCGGTCTATCGGTGTGGGAGAATCCAGGCCCCAGGGCGTTACCTTCTACGTGCACGACAAGCCAAATGACTTCACTCGCATCAACACCTTGATCTTCCACATCCGCCGTGTGCTCACGAACCTCGGTCCGAAGAAGACGGACACCGGCTGGATCACCCAGATTGACTGGCTCACGGACTCCGGTGAACTATCGGACGATGTGACTCGGACGATCGTCCGTCAGACGTCGTTCACGATCATAGCTTCGGGAGTGTGACATGGGCAGGTTCGTTAAGTACATCGGCACTTCCCACTGGCGTCGGATGACGCGCAAGGAATGGGCCAACATTCCGGAGGGGGGTATCGAGCAAGAGACCCTCGAATGGAACGCGGCCAACGGCTGGACAATCTCGGCCGACCGAATCACTGATGCCGCCTGGCCGTACATCAAGGCGGATGGTGAGTTCACGGTTGTCGACAACGACTTCCGATCCACGCCGAAGCTGGAAGCACCGGACGAGGTGGATGTCCGTGCGTATCCGCCGCTGGCCACTGCGCAGACGGCCGAATGGCTGGACACCGACGCTGACGAGTCGTCCGATCCTGACGAGGATGACAGCGCTCTGACCACCTCGAGCGAGTAGACGTTCCGTGGACATGCGCTGTGCTAACAAGAAACATGCCGTGCTCACCACACCATCTACTGACGAGGGTGTGGTCGAGTTCCGGTGTGACTCCCGTTGGTGTGGCGCTGGAAACGGGGTGATCGTCCTTCACCGATTCTCCACAGTGGATGGTCGACTGATGGACACCCACAAGTACCGACCAGCCTCGATTGGGGGGTAGGGTAAATGCCACTGACCACGATTCCGCTGCCGTATGGCCTGCGGGATGTGAAGATCACACCGTACACGGATCTCACGCGTACAGTGTTGGCAGGTGCGTCGATCGACCTGCCGAACGCACAGACGTTCACCTTCACCGAGACGGAGGACTACGAAGACCTCCGAGGTGATGACCAGCTCCAGACGTCGCATGGCAAGGGCCCGGTGATGAACTGGGATCTCGAGTCGGGTGGTGTCTCGTTCGAGGCCTACGCTGGCATCGCCGGTGGGACCGTCGGAACCACGGGTGTCACTCCCAACCAGATCAAGACGTACAGCAAGGATGCCATCGGTACCACCGGTGTCCGGCCGTTCTTCTTGGTCGAGGGTCAGGCGTTCTCTGACTCTGGTGGTGACGTCCACACGAAGATCTACGCATGCCGTGCAACCGGGGACATCAAGGGCGAGTTCAAGGACGGCGCCTTCATGATTCCCACGGTGTCCGGCAAGTCGTTCGGATCTCGGCTGTTGTCAGGTCCGCCGATCGGGCGGCTCTACGACTTCATCCAGAACGAGGCTGCGGCTGGGGTGTCGATCCCATGACCGACTTCACTGCCAACGTGCAGTTGCCTGGTTTGGCTGGGCTGGCTCCGACGTACAACACGTGCACGGCAACCGACAAGTTCACGGCTGCTCCGAACTCGCGGTACATGTTGCACTACAAGAACGGTGCGACCGCGCAGACCACCGGCGGCAGCAACAACACGGTCACCGATCCGACCACACCGATTCCTGGCGCGTCTGGCCTGTCGGCTGGGTTCGCCAACGCCATCACCAAGGCGACCCCCGGCTACGTGG